GAACACCTACGACACCCAAGGATTCTACGAGGGGGTCTTGAGTCTCGCCGTGAAGATGACGAATATCGGTCACGCTGAGATCAAGTCTGTATGGAGCCAGCGATATGCAGTCGGCGCAACTGTCGTCGGTGTCTCCACGGCTGGAGCTGCCGCGCAGACACAGCGGAATGCAGTGGTGACAGACCCTTCCACCGTGCTCATGCTGGAGCAGACGACCGAAGGTGTACAGCCGATGATCGGCCAATGGGCTGCACCGACGGATATCGATAAGCTGGTCAGCGCGGCGACTATCTACGCGCGAGGGCTGGCGGCGCACATTGGCTTGAATGCTGCGTCGGTGACGCGGGTTAGCGGCGATCCGTCGAGCGGATACGCGCTCACGGTTAATCGCGATGAACAGCGCACACTNCAGCGCCGNTATGCGCCNGTCTTCGCGCGGGCCGACGTCCGGACGATCGAGATCGTTGCGACGCTGCTTAACCGATGGCACGCCGCCGCCACACCAGAGGATCGAGGCTATGACCCTGAGTGGGTCGACCTACCCGAGGACGGTTGGGCGATCACCTATCGGGGTATCCCACTATCCGTGTCTGAGAAGAAGGCGCTCCACGAAGACCATAAGGCACGGCGTGAAGCCGGTACGCTGGACATCGTTACGGCCTACATGGAGCAAAACCCCGGAACGAGCGACATTGAGGCGAGACAAGCCTTAGAGCGCATCAGGGTCACTAATGCAGCCTACTCCAACGCAGCGGCGCCGAGTCGGCTAGAGGAGGCTGCGGTACGCTACCCGGACCTTTCCGCCGATGAGCTACGACGGCGGGTGATCGGTCAAGAGCTCGACCGACAACGTCTTGACGCGGAGATCGGCGCCGTGCTCGCTGTCGCTGGCGTATCGAGTACACCGAGGTCAACTGTCACGCTATCGCCTGGAGATCTAGCCGCGATCGTGTCGGTCAATGAGGCGAGAGCTCAAGAGGGCCTACCTGCTCTCGATGGCGAGGCGGGTAAGGTTAGCGTGTACGCTGCTAAGATCGCCGAGCAGAGAAAAGCAACTCCACCCAAAGCACCCCCAACGAAGTAGGAAGGACACATGCCAGAGACCAAAGACGGCGACGCCGCAGGAGTACAGACCAGGATCACGGGCTTAGTCAGTCGCGCAAAAGCAGCCGAGGCGACCGCCGCGTCGGAGAAAGTTCGAGCTGATGCGGCCGCTGCATCGCTCACAGCGGCGACCGCAAAGCTCGAAGGTATGACCGCGTTGACCGAAGCGCATTCGGCGTTACAGGCCAAATTTGACGCGGCGCAAGCAGAGGCCAAAACGCGATATTCCACCCTGGAAAGTATGGTGAGCGCTGGCTTCACCGCCGCAGATGATCGAGAGCTTGCCGAGTTCTACCACAAAAAGTCAGGAAGTGCCGAGCCTATTGCGAAGTGGGTTGGCACGTTGACATCAGCGAATGCGCCTAAGGGGCTGGCGCATCTCTATCCGGTAGGGACGCCTCCAGACACGGCCTCGACGCCTCCAGACACGGCCACGGCCACGACCACGACACAGCTACCCGATAGCAACAGTGGCGCCGTGCCGCCTGTCCCGCCGACTGGAGAGCCTACCGCAGAGCAGATCCACAACATGACCGACGCCGAGTTCAAGGAGTACGCTAAGCGGCTGCCTGGCTATGGCACTGGACGCCGGCAATAGGTCCTGCTAGGCTGATCCCGTCGAGGGCCGCACCCGTTATCAGCGTAAACGACACAGACGACGACTGTAACTCTACGAGGTGGCCCAAATGGCGAATGAAATCCTATATTCCGGACTCGGCGATCTGCGCCTGGCTGAGACGCTCAACCGGCTGGTCCTGCTGTCTCTGGCTGATCGCTACATTCTACAAAATCACCCGGCGCTGATCCAGGTGGGGGACATCACCGGCTCGGGCTCGACCACGATCAAGACCTCCGAGATCGCTCACTATGGCGCTGTGCAACTCGCATCCGTCGCCGAGAATGCCGGGCCGTCGAATAGCGCTCTCGTCGACGCCTCGCACACCGTGGCGGTTGGGCGATATGCCAAACAAATGCAGGTGTCCGGGCTGGCCTCGATCACCGATTCGCTCGGAATGTTCTCGAATCCTGCCTTTTGGGTCCAAGATTCGATCATGTCTAAGGGTATGACCCTCACGAGCATGATCGCCGCACAGGTGGGTCAGTTCACCGCGTCGAAGGGAGTCAGCGGCGCCGACTTGACTCTAACCCAATACTTCGACGCATTGACAGCGCTCGAACTGGCGAAGGTGCAGGGTGCTAAGATGGCGGTCCTGCATCCTCAGCAGTGGCACGACCTTCAGGCGGCGCTACGCGCGGCGTCTGGAACGATCGCGTATAACCCTGCTACCGCCGAGCAAATCGCGGTCAGAGGGGACAACTTCAAGGGCAACCTGTACGGAGCTGATGTGTTCATCTCGCATCAGGTCCCTACGGCGAACGCTGGCGCCGACCGTGCCGGTGGCGTGTTTGGCGCAGGGGCTATCCTCTGGGCTGAGGGCACTCCGATCATCCCGAAAAGCGCTCCCGCTGCGCTAGTCGCCAACAAGACGCTTGTGGCCATGGGCTACGACGAGACACTTGACGTTGAGACCGTTGTCACCTCGGCCTACATGGGTGTCTCTCAAGGCATCGACGCCGCTGGTTGCGCGATCGTAAGCGACGCCTAAGACCTGGCGATGGCCCTTGGAGGTTGGCTTTCGACCTTCCTTCTGGGCCAGTTTCCAGGGCCACCGCCGAGCCACACGAGCCGCTCTATACGGCGCCAGCGCCTAAGCCGGCGATCCATGTGCCGGCGACTCCGCGATTTCTGTACTTCTGTCGAGCTGACAGGATGATCATCCTTCACGGTAGGGTGCTGCCGTTTTTCGACAAGATGGCGATTGATCCAGGTATGAACGGCGTTCTTAGCACCGGCGACCCGGCGAAGGCCATTCAAGCAAAGCTGTCGAAGGGCTGGACGCTTATCCCACCGGACATCGACGGCGATGGCACGTCATACGCGCGAAAGTACACGAACAACGCCGGCAAAGACGTGTGGTTAGACCAACACGAGATCGTCTATCATGGTAGCTCACGCATCGCAGACGGGTCGGAGCCCTTCTCAGCATGGGTCGCCGGGCTNGTCGACGCTGGCAAGATCGCGGCGCCGCTGGACTACGTTGTGCGCGCGCACCTCGAGGAGATCCGCCAAGATGTAGCCGCTATCGAGGATCGCGACCTTAAGAGCGAGGTCCTCGTCTTGACGGCGCTCCGGTCTGGGATCGAGGCGTGTGAGGCGTTCCTTGCCGAGTCGCCCGCCGGTGAGATCGCCGCCGCCGCACCCGTACCCGCAAAGGGGGCGAAGAAATGAGCCACGAACATGACGTGAGAGATCGGCAAACTCAGGTGTTGGTCGATGCCGGCATGAGCCGCGACGAAGCGCGCAAGGAGGCTATTGCCTCGATCGAGCGGTGCGAGCGAGACAAGGCACGGGATGAGCGCAGGGCGCGGTCTAAGAGATGAGCGACCGGCGCCATACTATCCGCTGGGCGATCCCTCATAGCATCGTCTACGGGCAATCGACGACGATTGAGGCTCCTGTTTATCTGTCCGGATCGCTAGTCGCTCCGACATCGGGAGCTCTGACCGCGTACAATGGCGCCGACACCAAGATCCTCGATGCCGTAGCCGTCACTGTAGCCAGCTCTATCGCCACCTATACGATCCCAGCGGCGACCGTCGCAGACGAGGAGATCGGCGACGGATGGCGGTTCGTCTGGGCTCTGACGCTGGCGACTGGGGACGTGCTTGTCGCCGAGAATGATGGCGCGCTCGTCAAGCGGGCGCTGTATAACGTCGTTACTGACGCCGATATCATGCGAGGGCGGAGCGCTCTTGACCCGGCGTCCACCAGCTGCATCACGAATCTGACGACCTATCAGGATGAGATCGATGAGGCATGGGTCGAGGTCGAGGGCCGACTGTATGAGGACGGCCGCAGGCCAGAGTGGATCCGCTCACCGTCGAGTCTCCGCAAGACGACGCTGAGCCTCACCCTGGCGACGATCTACGAGGATCTGGCTAATCGTGGTGGTGATCTCTCATTCGAGGCTGAGGCCGCTCGATGGCGTGAGCGCTACGAGGCGGCATACACGGCCGCCAAGTCCCTGATGGACCGCGATGGGGACGGAGACCCTGACACAGACACGCGCGATGGACTGCGCCAGTCCGTGGTCTGGCTCTGATGGCTATCGACTCTGGCATAGTGCTGGCGCGCGTTGTAGCGGCTTGTGAGGCCGCTGCTGGTTGGTCGGAGTCTCCTGTGCTGCCGATGGTCTTCGTCGCTCAAGCTACGCGGCCTCAAGCCCATATGACGTTCGCCGTTGAGCTCGGCGCCGTGGCTATCCCAGATGGGGATCGCCAGCGGCTATCGATCCCAGTCCGCCAAGCAGTGATCGTCCGGTGGAGCTACCGGATCCGCAAAGCCAAGCACAGACCGCAGACTACCAGGCCGCGCTCACCGCAGAGCAGGCCCTAGTCGCTGCGCTCCGAGGCATCACAGGCACAGGCGGGCCGAGCGTCACGATCGACGGGATCACCCGCGCGGCTGTCGGCGCTGGTACGTACCTCGTAGGCACGATCACTGCCGTAGCAGCACGACCAATACCCACTGACCTGAGGATAGCATGGCGAAAAGCACCTATATCAAGACTGACGCGATGGGGTCGATCCTCTTCGAAGACAATACGCCTACCACGAAGCTGACTTATACCGCGCTATATGACAATGGCGATATTGTCGTCGACGGGCTTGTCGAGGGGCTTCGGGAGATCGTCAAGCATGAACGAAAGGGCAATTTCGTAGGCTCTTCGTATGGTGCTCGCATTTACCCTTCGTTCTCCTTCTCGGCAAAGGTGACGCAGTTCACAGACGCCGTCGATGGCACGCTGACAGATATGCTACTGCGCACAGCTGGTAGCGAGTACGCCGCCGCTATCGGGACGCTGGGCACCGGTCGGCCGTATACTCTCGATGTGACGATCACTGTCGCGGGCACCAAGTGGGGAGACGCCGCCGATCACACGTTCACCCTGCATGATGTTAGGTTCAACCTCGGTTTCTCCGAGGGCGAATCCGATACCATCAATGTATCGGGCGAAGTGCTGGGCGCTATCACCGGCGATATCGCGTTGAGCGAGGCCGCTAACTAGGCCAGAACCAAAGAAGGAAGGTAACAATGGTAAAGAAGGACGAGAAGAAAGCACACCCTAAACCCAAACTGCGCGCGCCGAGTTCCATGGCTGTGCGAATGCAGGTGCTCGAGCTCTTCGCTGGCTCTTCGGTGATTGCCAGTGCCGCCGCGCTGGGAGTGTGCTGGAAGGGTCAAGGTGCGCCTCGAGCTCGATGGCGCACAGGTGGGGCGGCTGAATACGGCGCCGCCGTGATCGATTACTTCGATGGGCTCGTCGACCCTGACACGTTTCAGGAATGGCTATTAGAGGCGGTTGAGGTGCTTTCTGCGTCGATGCCGAGCGCCGATGAGCACGAGGAGGCGGCGGGAAACTGAGAGGCCCTGGCGGCATGATGGAGTTCATCATCATCGATCTCTGTCTGTCTGCCGGTCATGGGCCTAAGTGGTGGGATACCCTGGACAGCGGGGATCAAGCGAGGCTGATAGCCTACTGGGGCGTAAAACATGGCGATCAAAGTAAGCAACGGAGGGGCTAGCGTCGAGATCGAGGGGATCGATGAGTCGGTCTTTCTCGGTTATTTTGGCGCCGCACTGGAGGCCCAAGCGAAGGCGGTAGACGCAGAGGTTGAGGCGGTCTACGCTGCTGCGTTCGAGGGCTGGCCTAAAAGCGGAATGCGCAGTTACGATAGTTCTCGTGGGAGCGATACTAAGCGCGTCCGCCGTGCAGTCGCTAGAGGCTACAAGGTGCCAACTCCACGGCCGAGGCTCAGCGGCGATAGCCGGGGCACCGCATACGATCTCAGACGCGAGACAACGCTCGATATAGAGCTGGGTGTCGATCGAGGGGCGCGTCTATCATGTAGGCGCCGAGTATGCGAGGTTCATCAAGGCTAACAATCTCGCAGGTAAAGCAGTGCTGAACGAGCTTCTGCGCAAGCCGATCCGCAAGGCTGGGCGTCGACTCGCTAAGACGCTCGCTAAGATCACAGCAGACGGGATCAATGATGTCTGAGACGATCGATCTGAAGATGGCGCTAGACGTCTCGGATCTCAAAAAGAAGCTATCCGAACTACCCAAGGCGACAAAAAAGGAAGCGCTCAAGGCGGTTCGCGAGCTCAACAAATCGATCAAGAAGGCCGAGAAGAGGGCCGCAAAGCTTGAGAAGGCCGAGAAGGGCGCGGCGCGTGAAGCTCGGCGCCTGGCAAGAGCGAGCGCCGAACTGAAGGGAAAGGCCCGCGCTGGGTTCGAGTCGCTCAAGCAGGCCGCCGAGGGTGTTGGAGGCAAGGTCGGCGGCGCTGCTGGAATGGTCGAGAAGTTCGGTCGGTCTGTCTTCGAGATGGGCGCTGCTCTGGGGCCGGTTGGTGCTGCTGCTGTCGCGGTATCCGTCGGAGTGGCTGCTATGACAGCGGGTATCGGCCTCGCCGCTGTCGGTATCGTCAAGCTGGTGTCGGCGGCGGATGAGTGGTTAACGTCGCTCGATGAGATGCTCGGCGTCCATGTTTTCGAGGATCAGCGCTCACAGATCAATGATGCAGCTATGGCGGCCGATGGCGCTAGCGCAGCGCTGAAGATGCTAGGGGTAAGGCTGGCGATTGAGGTGGCGCCAGCGGCGGAGACGCTAGCAGTCGCGGCAACGAAGATGATCGTGGTGTTCACCGATAACCTGCCGCTGGTTATAGACTTGGTAGGCGAGTTTTCCTACCAGCTGGCCAACTCGATGGCCAGCGCTAGTATCGGGACTAAGGCGATGTGGGAGTTCGCCGAAGCCCTGAAAGGGGTCGCTGATGCTAGTGGACTGACATCGACGGCTAGTCTGACTGCATGGACGGCGCGCGAGAAGGAGGCGCTAGGCATTGACGCCATGATTCGGAGCGTCAAGGAGTCAGAAGCCGAGGAGCAGAAAGCAGCCGAGGCTAAGCGTGCATCGGCCGAAGCTAGCAGGGAGGCCGCAGACCGGGCGCGGAAACTGGAGGCGGCGACTAGAGACGCAGCGCGCGCCGAGGCTGAGCACCGTCGAGCGATCGAAGAGAAGGGGCGCGCATGGCTGAAAGCGCGGCAAGAAGCGGAGCAATTCACAGCGGGGATCAAGGCCATAGCCGACGCCGAGGCCGCTGCATCGGCTACCGCGCAGGGCATCGGATCTGCTGCGCGAGAGAGCCAGCTATCAGACCTGGACAAAATTAATAGTGCGTACGACGCGCAGATCGCAAAGCTCGCAGAGCTGTCGGCCGCTGGCGCCTCCCTGGCTAGTGTGAGCGAGGCGACTGCGGCGCTCCAGATCAAACACGAGACAGACCTCGCCGCTCTTCGTCAAGCCTCAGCAGACGCCGAGAAACAGGCCGCTCAAGACAGGTTGGACGCGATTGCAGAAGAGGTTTCGTCGGGGCTCACTGCCATAGGCACACTGTCTGCCGCCGCCAACAATGTGATCCAGTTCTTCGGGGATCGGCGGATCGAGGACCTACGGAACCAGGCCGAGGCCGAGAAACGGGCGGCACTCGCATCGGCGGGAGCCTGGGCGGACGCCGAGGCGGAAAAGGTCGCCGATCGTCTTGCGACGGGAGAGATCAACCAGAACCAAGCGGATAAAGAGCTCGCTCTAATTGAGCGGCACCGAAAGGCAGAGGCAAAATCGATCAAGCGGCGGAAGTCCGACGAGCTGAAAGCAGCGCGCAAAAACTTCAAATTCCAGAAGGCCGCCGCTAAGGCGCAGGCGATTATCGCCGCCGCTCAGGCCGCTGTGCAGATGATCCCTAGCTTTGCCTTCCTCGGCCCTGGCGCTCCTGTCGGCGCGGCTGCTGCTGCTGCTGCCGCGCTCACTGTGCAGATGGCGCAGATCAACGCGCAGAAGCCGCCGTCGTTTGCGTCTGGAGGCGTCGTAGGCGACCGGATGCAGGCTGATCACGGTTTGATCGCCGCAGCGCCGTCAGAGGGCATTGTGAGCCCGCGCGGTATGGGCGCGATCGGCCGCGATGGTCTGGACCAGATCAACGGTGGACAGTCGCTGTCAACGAGCGTCTCAGTGATGATCGATCGCAGGGTAATCGCCTCGACGGTCGTGGACGCGCTCACCACAGATCCGCAGGTGGGAGCGTCGCTGTCTGCGCTGAGTGGGATCCCGACTGGGCGCGCGCTAGTATACGGGAGGGGCTGACATGGGAACGATGGTCGATCCGGTCGATGGGATCATGATTCCTGATCCAAGATTCGTAGATTCGGCATATATAGCCGTCAATGACGGATCTGCGCTCGGTAGCAGCTACACTCAAGCTACGCCGCGGCCTGGGATGGCCGTACCCGATGGAGCGGGGTCCAGGTTGGCGCCTCGGATCACTGGCGGCCTGGGAAGTGCGCTCAACATTCGACCCGTGCGCGGTGGACATCCAGGCACCGTCGAGCTCGCGTACCGAGTAGACGGAGAGGCCGATACAGACTGGCGCGGCTGGAATCCTCCCAACGTCCTCACAGGTTGGATCCCTCCACTATGGACCACGACCAAGACCTATAGCAGCTATGACGCGTGCGTCATTCCGAGCACGGGTCAAGTGGTGGTGGTCGCCAAGGATCCGGGTACGACCGTCGACGCGGTGACCTACGTGTGGGATCCCTCCGACTGGGCCTGGACGCTGGCGGCTGGATCATTCGGCGGCTCTGATACGATGAGCGTCCTGTGTCTGCCTGGCTCTGAGCGTCTCCTAGCTCTCGATGGACTGGCGCGGACCGTCTACTATTCCGATGACGTTGGCGCGACCTGGAGCGCGTATACGACGGACTGCTTTGCCGATGTTGTGTCGGCGATCTCGTCTGGCTGGGGCCGCTCGAGGTGGGCATATCTGCGAGGCGATATCCTGCTCCTAGTCGAGTCAGGCGCAGGGAGCCCAACGTATGAGCAGCTCGTGAGCACCGATCTAGGTGCGACGTTTTCGTCTGTCGCTACGCTCACCAGTATCGGGACATCGCTATCTCTTGCGGTATCTGGAGGCGCGGCGGTGTTGGGGTATCGCCGTGACGCCGACGGGTATCCGTGCGTACGTGTGGCGACATCAGCGGGTGTGAGCCTTGCCGGCGCTGCTACCATCGTTATCGACGCGGCGCTCTGCGCCGAGGTGGCGATCTCTGCAGATCCGTCGGGCCAGATAACGGCCTATGTCCGGACTGGCGGAGTGATCGCCGTGCACCTGTCCGACGATGGGGGTCAGACGTGGGCGCAGTACGAGCGCGGCCTATCAGATACAGGGAGCGCCGCCGACTACCCCACGAATCTAACGTCCGTCAATTCAGCAGGTTACACGCTCCTTATGCACAATTGGGTTGCATCCATCGGTAACGAAGATGGGAGCCTAGGCGTGCAAGTGTGCGGCGGTTGGAGCAACGTCCCGATGTCGCCGCATACGCTGAACACCAGTCACGATTATACCCTCAGGACTGGGTTCGGCCCTGACTCCACCGGCGCGGGCTCTGGAGCCGCGACGTGGATCCCGATCGAGCGTCCTGAAGACGGTCCATTGTGGACTAAGAGCGGCGCGGGTGTCTCGACGCTGGTTGCTCCTGGGCGCCTGAAGATGACAGCCGACGCCACAAACTCCAACGCGTACAACAGAGCTACAACGGCTGAAATGCGCAACGTGTTGGCGTTTCAGATGCAGTGTGTATCCGGTGGCAACCTTGCATCGCTCGACGTTGGAGTGCTGTTCTATGTCGCTGACTCGTCCTCGGAATACAAGGCGGAAATCCGGTTTTCAACCACCGGATTTCGGGTGGTCGACTCGAATACAACCACGCAAGTAGGCTCTGACGTGGCGATCGATCTAACCTCTGACCTTCAGTTTTTGGTCTACTGGATCGGAACTGCCGCACTAGCACAGAACATACAGGTGTTCTATCGGCGTCCAAACACCGCTAAATGGACGGTTGGCCCTGCTGGAAAGCTGGTCGGCAATTTCGCAACGCCGAAGGCCAATGGCGGTATCCAATGGGGCAATCTACTGGCTACCGTCAGCGAGAGCAGGTGGTCATACTTTCATTATGCGATGTACGGGAATCTCTCGAATAACATCGGGTCAATGCACGGTATGAAGATATCATCAGACCCCACTGGCCTTCCTGATGCGGCGGCGGCTGGCGCTCGTATCGCCCAACTATCTGCGCTCGCCGGCCCTGGGATGATCAACGAGACGTGGAGCGTTACACCTCGATACGATTATCCGCTATCCGCGACGATCTCCACGGTAGCACCGTCGCCGTCGAAGGGCTGGCGGTCTACGTCGACGGCAGAGCAGATCTTGACCTGGGATCTGGTTGAGAGGTCCCAGATCGGAAACTCGGTCGGGCTCCTCGTCAAGAGCGCGAACTATCGCACTGCGCACCTGGAATATTACGATGGATCGGCGTGGGTAACCGCTGGCACATACGATGGCGCTACGGACTTCTCTGGCATGGGATACGTCCTGACAGGCGACTCGTTAACGCCATCGGCCACCACAGCGGCTGGCGGTCGGTATCTCTGGGAGGATGAGCTCGCGGGCGGCCACGTCATTCTCGACACAGGAGGCACGCCGAAGGCTAGGCGGATCGCATCCAATACGGCGGGCTCATGGGTGAGCTCGACGGGTACGGCGCGGCCCACAATCTACCTAGACGGCATCGACGGGACCGAGGTCGCCACCGGGACATGTGACATCGTTTCGCCGTCCGGTGTGCTTGTGGTGCACTTCACGGCGCCTCAGCGCTGGCGCTACTGGCGCTATCGTATCCCAGCGGCTCAGACCGTCGCAGAGTCGTACTACGCCACTGGGATAGCCACGCCGCTCAGGCTGGTAGCCTACGGATCTGAGAGCAGTTGGGGGCAGGGGGTCGAATACCGGGGCAACGTGAGCGAGAGCATCAGCAGGGCGGGGACATCCTACGTCGCCGAGCTCGGACCGGTGGCGTCGTCGTGGACGCTGGGATTCACGCCATCGCCGCAGATCGCTATCCGTGGCGGCTCTGATCTGGCCTATCGCGGCGTCAATGTTGGCGGGGCGCTGGCAACCCTTGAAGATATCGGGCACCTCCTGAAGGGCGTTCTCGAGGCCACGAGATCGGGCGAGGTTCCCGTGGTTGGGGTCGCTCAAATCCCACTGGCGACGACGACGATCACAGATCCTACGCTGTACCTATATGGCCGAATGAAAGGGCCGATAACGCTGGCGGTTGAGGTGGGCACTATCGGCGCGTCTGAAGTGCTCCGCGTAGATACGATCAGCATTGACGAGATCGTCTGATGCCGCTGGGATACGCAGAGACAGCGAACCGCGCTCACTGGCTACTCGATCTGGAGATCGGCGGCGTCCAGTATCGTTTCGCCTCGTCCTCGGTCGAGGTGATGACCGAGGCCGGTGAGACGCTGACCTATGAGGAGGGCTTGAGCGCGCCGTCGATATCCCTAGTCCAGGACGGCGCAGCAGAATCCAGCGCGGCTATCACTATCTCATCTCGCGATGACTGGGCGCGGATCGAGGCGAGGGGATACAGCCTCGATCGCGCGGCGGGAGTGCTCCGGCGATGGTGGGAGGGGACCACGCTTGAGCGCGCTCGAGTGTATCTGCGCGGCCTCACCTCCGAGGCCGAGTACGGCGGGCGTGGCGACCCTCTGACGCTCACCCTGTCTCGATCGCCCGTGACATCGGCGCGGTCCATGCTCGATCCTCAGATGCTCATATACGGTAGGACATGGCCCGTGCGCGCGACCTACGCCACCGATCCCGGTGTCAGTGGTGCCGCTTATCCGTTGGTCATTGGATGCCCTGGGAGCCACCCTAGCGACAGGATCCCGAAAGCTGCGATCCCGGCTCTGATGGTCGAATATCGAGCGGCGACCCTCGCCTCGCGCGTGCTACTGGGAATCGGGCATATCCATGCCTCCACTGTCCGCACCTACAACCTCACCGCAGATCCGCCAGTGAGCGAGGATAACGCGGTTATCCATGACGCCGATGGGCTGCTGCAAGACGTATCGCTCGCGGAGTTCTCCAGCTTCGGAGGCGTGTTTAGCGCCTCTGCAACTGAGTACTGGTATGGGCTTCAGGCTGATTCTGTGTACGGTGGAGGAATGCCGAACCCATATACGCCTGGCACCTATCTGCGAGGCGCAAGCGACGTGATCCGGTGGGTGCTCGATACGTTTACCGATATCCGCGTGGACCATGCTCGAATGGCGACGTACGCGCCATGGCTGAATCAGTTTCACGTTGATTCGTACCTTAATACGCCGATCAATGCTTTCGAGTGGCTCACAGCAAGCGTACTTGCTTGGCTGCCAGTTGTGGCCCTGGGGAGCGCCGAAGGCCTATACTTCGCACCAGTTCGGTGGGATGCGACGGCCGCCGATGCTCAGGCGTTTCTATCCGTTGAGCGAGGCGACATAACGCGCGAGACTCCAGTTTCGAGGCTGTCACAGCCGATCTACAATGAGATAACGGTCCGCTACCGGCCTCAAGTGACTGGCGGGAAATGGCATACCACACACACGCTCACCGCAGATCGAGGCGCTCTCAGCCCGCCACCTCAGCCCGGGGTCGTGATCAAGCGTCCTACGGCTACGCCCTCGGATGATAGGGTCGCCGGTAGCTATCTCGCTCGGATGTCTCAGGCGGTGTACGGTGTGCGACCCTACACGATCGATATCCATCACACATGGAGCGATACCACGGCGCAGCTCATCGCTCAGATGCTGCTGGATCGGCACGCCTGGCCGAAGCGGACCGCGACCTATTCCGCTGGGCCGGAATTAGAGGCGCTCTTGCCTGGTAGTGTGGTGGCGATATCGGACGCCGAGATCTACCTAGACGAGGCGCTTGCCTATGTCGTCGACGTGTCCACCGCGGGCCGATCTGTCAGGCTAGATCTGATCCTGTTAGATCACCCTGTGACCCGATCGTCAGTGCTATAGTCTCACCAGAGGTACACATGCCCGAGATCTCCGCCGCCGCATCTACCGCGCTNTCCACNNCNTACACGGTGCTAGCGCTCACCGGTACCACGACCGACGAGGCGGCCGCGCGTGCGCTCGCTGACTCCTGCTACCTCGCCGCCGTCCATCTACAGCTTGACACCATCGTCTCTGCGTCGTCTGTGACCTGGTACCTAGCAGCTGACGCCGCTGGTGACGTGCCACTGACACGCGAGCTCACGACCACGATCGGGGACAGGACTCGCAACCGCGACTGATGGTGCCGTGGTCGAGGCGCTAGACATGCACTATCGGCGCGGATCGTCAGGTGTAAACGGCACTATCTATGCGGTCGCCAAGGTCAACGCGGGCACCGCTAACGCTGTCGCTCGCCTCACGTGGAATGAGGTTAGCTGATGTCGGACTTTTTTGGCCGCAACTTGCTCCGTCCAGGCTGGCAATTACCTCGCCTAGCCGAGGTCATTACACCAGACTCGAACGGCGCAACGCTCGACTCACAGGGGCTCTTGACTGGGCCTATTGTCGAGGTAGC